GCCGCTGTACTCTTCGATGCCATTTCTGTAACAGCCGCCGCACTTTTCTTCTGACTATTTTCTAATTCCATTTTTGTCGCTACCTCATCTGCGGCTATTTTAACAACTGTTCCTGCAACCGTTCCTGCTGTACTTTTCTCAAGTCCTTGCTGTGCCTCCTTGGCGCCAGCCAACTTTTTAGCCAAAACTGATATATTCTCAATAGTACGAACTATAGACGTAAAAGAATCAACCGTATTTATCATTGCATTCCAAATGGCCATGATTTTCTCCCATCCCGTTGCATCTACATCATTCATCACATCACGAAGGCTCGTAAAGGCCGATACGACACGATCGGAGCTTGTAGCGATATCCTTGATCCCTGAGTAAAGCGATTCATCCAGCTCCTTAGTGATTTTTTTCACGTCTTCTTTTACTTTAGCTAATTTCAAAGCCTCCTCCAAAGTAGGGACATTGGCTATCGCATTTGACAGTTCATCCGAAAGTTCCTTACCTACTTTCTTTGCCTGTTCCTGTAATTCTTTTGCGTATTCCTTTGCTTTATCAAGATTCTCAGAGGCAATATCCACTTTTGATTTTTTATAATCAAAAGTGGTATCGCGTGATTTCATCTTCACGGATGGGATATGTGATATCGCCTGATCCAGCATGTCCTTGATAAAAGCATCAGCCCTCTCACCGATTCCTTTAATGCTTGCGGCAAACTTAGCGGCCTCAACCGATAGCCCCGCAAGATTTTCATTGAAAGCCTTTTGAGAGATAAGTCCTTTTGAAAGCAAGGTTTTATTTTCTTTAACCTTATCATTGTACTCCTTCTGCACCTTCTCCATCTCTGCGGCCGCCTCATCATATAAAGGATGATCAATAACATCCTGAAGCATTTTGAGATATTTGCTATTAAGTATCTCTTTGTCACCTGACGCTTTGGCCTCTATCAACATCTTCCTCCCGAGTTCATCGACAGCTTTATAATATTCCGACTCCGACATCTTCTCGACTTCCCGGCGGGCATCCAATTCCCTTAAGGATTTAGCGTATTTCTCTTCGGCCTTTTGAAGTTCCGTCTTTTTAGAATCAGGTTCAGGAGGTGTAGAATCAGCCGTAGCCACAGAATTAGCAATCTCCTTGCCTAATCGACCTTTAGCGTCTTTTAGTATCTTGGCGTGTTCGATAAATGCATTCAAGTCATCTTTAAGCCCGTTTTCCCAGCCTAAAGCATCTTGGGTATGCACATCGTATTTCTTTTTAAATCTTTCCTCTTTTACTAAATCCCCGCGAGCCATCGCCCAGTCCGGAGCCATACTTCGTATCGTTTTGCCATTATATGATTTACCACCAATCTTTCCTAATTCATTTTCGCTATCAGCCACCTCTTTAGCAGCCAGTTCGGCTCTTGCTGCACTTTCTAATAATGATATACGCTTTTCAATAACTTTGTTAACATCTTGATTAACACTCAATTCAGTCCCTAAAATCCCATTTATCTGGGCTAAAATTCTTTTCTTATCTGATAATGTGACATTGGTCTTATTGTATTCCTCTTGCAGAGCGCGAATCTTGATTATTTCAGGAGTTTTTGAGGGAACATCATTCATTCGTTTCTGATATTCATCGAATAACCCTTTTATACGCTTTGACTCCCGATAGGCATTATACAATTTAGCGACTACAGCCCCAATGACCGTCAATATAGCCGTAGGAGCCACGGATATCAGGGTTGCCCTAATCGACATGGCGGCCTTAGAGAACGCCATTTTAATGGAGGCAGAAGTTCTCTGTGCTTTCCACGCTATTTCATCGAATTTTTGGCCGGCATCTTTAGCCGCCCGGCGTGCAGCGGATTTAGCAGCCAACTCAGCCCGGGATATCGACAGAAGTATTTTATTCACCAACCGGCTTGTTACCATAACCATGATGGCGGCAACCGTATAGGTAATTACCGATCTTATATTGTCAGCCGCCACCTTTACCGCGTTCGTTAGCCAATCGATCAAGGCTTTATATTTGCTCTGTACTTCCGTTCCATTCACGAATTCAGTGAATGCATTCTTAAGCCGGTTCACGGAAGTTTCCAAATTATCCGTATCTACGTTGGGAATCATCTTGTCAAGAGCCTCAGCAAACTTAGGAAGAACATCTTTACTCATTAATTTGCCCTGCTTTAACAACTTGTCAAGCCCCCCTACCGATACCCCTGCGGCTTTTGCCATGGCTTGCAGAGCGATAGGTAGGCGCTCTCCCATTTGTAAACGAAGCTCCTCTGAACTAACCTTTCCCTTGGACATCATTTGAGATAATGCCAGAAAGACGCCGTTGCTATCTTCCGCACTCATCCCAAATGCGGTTACTGCACGGGACACAGACTCAAATATTTTCCGCTGATCCATCATAGACATGCCCGATATGGAAGCGGCAACCGTAAACTTAGCGTAATTCCCGGTCAACGCGTTGATCTCAATACCATATTTCTTCGCCATGTCCAGCAAAAAACGCTGGTTATCAGCGAACCGGACCATGCTACCGGATACATTCTTCAAAGCAGTGGTAACCCGGCTGGTTTCCCTGGCAACATCGATCAGACGGGATACAAAGTTGCTCAACCCCAATCCACCGGCACCCAGTGCCGCCGCAAAAGTTAAGACCTGCATCTGCATCACTCTTAGACCGTTTTTAACGGAATTCGTACCTCTCTTGAAGTTTTCAGTCAGGAGGTTTATCGCAATCGAAAATGATAATCTACCTGCCATACTATTTATTTATTAGTTTCTTACCCTCTTTCATAAACTGTTCGAAGCGGTCTATATCTTCATTTATTGCTCTTTCCGCTTCCCTGGCCGCCTCTACTTCCTCCCATGGGAATGTTATCAGGTCCATAGCCCCGTTTTTCATCTTCTTGGAATCAATATGCGGCAACATGGTAAAGAATGTCCATAACCGGCTGGCTTCCATCTCTTCTTTACGTTTACGTTCATAGGCTTCAATATACATGGGCAAATCACACAACTCCATTTCCTCCAATGCATATGTAGCATCCAGACCGGACATGATAAGCGTTGACACGATATTGCCTATCATCCCCGGAGTGGTATCGGAATTGATCTTATCTGTACCAGCTCGTTTATTTTGAAACTGGGCCAATACAGACATCCTATTTTCCAAAGACAATACCATCTCACGAACCAATTTCCGGTTGGATAGTGTCTTTTTAAAAACATCAAACGTATATACTTCTCCTTTAGCAACTATTGTGGAGGTATATAACAATGCGTTTACATCCTCTTTATCTGAATAGTCCATTAAAGAAAATGATTTACCCCTGAGTTGTTCCCAGCGGATAACAGCCTTTATTGTCAATCTTGCTTCCATCCAATTTATTAATTAAAAAGGCGGCCATCTACGGACCGCCTTCGATATTCATCATTATTGTATTTCTTATCCTCCCACCCCGACAGGCTCAACCGGGGCAAGGGCGCCAATTCCCTTAAAAGAAGCACTGCATGAAACAATCTGTCCATTATCTGATTTAATGGATAAGGACGTGATAATTACTTTACCCGTATAGTTCTTTTGCTTTGTATCCTTAGTGAAAGTTCCACCGAAATTATCCTTATCGGCAGACGCAGGGCTCCCCAAAAAGAAGTCAAGTACCTCACCTGTTATCTGCTTACTCAAAAGAGTGTCAAAGCTCATTGCACCTTCTTTTCGGGTTAACAATGATTCACTTGACAGGGTAAAGCTCTTTTTCCCAGGAAGCGAACCGGCCCAGTCCCCCATCATTTTATTAGAAATATCAATCTCTTCTGTTGAAACATCCAACCCGCAGCTGGAAGCAAAAGCAATAGGTTCATCACCGATGAAAAGCATAAGCTCCCCCCGATAAATGTCTTTGCTGGAATCTAATTTTGTTGCCATTGTTTTTAAAATTTTAGTTTTACGTTTCATATTAATCAATTGAAAACTGCAAGACTTGGAAATATTTTCCGGATTCATAATCCTCTGTAGAATCTTCCATCCTGATTTTCATTACCGGATCTACAAAATCCCCCTCCAAAGCATCATAGATAAGACTTGCCAATTCCTGGGAGCGGGTGTAATTATCACTCACGGCAGTTACGAATATGGTCGGAACCTGACGGGCAACTCCCATCTTGGTGTACTCCTGCTTGAATCCATCCCGTTGATATATAATAAAATCCCCCTCGGTTCCATTCGGGGCAACCAACGGAAATATTTTATCACCTACCATTGTCTTGATACCCAAAGAATCCTGCAAGATAGCCCGTACCTCTGTTGTTACTTTAAACTTGTTCATTATCCCCTGTCGTTAATACGTTGCACGGCTCTTTCAATCCCCGCATATAGAGCATCCATCGCCTTCTTTTCCTCAGAAACTTTCGCATCTTCCCAGAATCGGTTAGCAGGCATAAGTCCGCGAGATGCCCCCGCCCTTACGCTTTTCTTTCCGGTGGTAGTTCTCGCCCTGGTTCCGGCATCAACCAAATGGGAGTGATTTCCTCCCGGACGATCAAAACCGGCCAAAGCCCCTAATTTGTTCCGTTTAACCCTGGTGGTAAAAGAGTTCATCAAATGCCCGGTCTGCTTCCCGTGATGCAATAGACGCGAACGTAAATTGCTACGCCCTCTCACACGAAAAACATTCACAGCGGCCCGAAGCCCACTTTTTATGGCCTTATCCTTCTCAAAGGTCTCTAACTGGTCTACCAAATAAATTATGTTTTCCCTGTCTATGGTCCTTATCT